AGGCCATCCTTAGAGGACGAATCACGCCCGAAGTCAGTACTCTCCACCCCGCACTTTGTACACCGCTTACGCATCGTCAGCCTCCTGCTCTGCTTGCTTAACCATGTCCTCGTAGGCTAAGACGCGGCGTAGTGCCTTGAGTGCGCCCTTAGATTCCCAGAACTGATCCGAGCTAGTACAGCTATCGAAAGTTATCCCGTCCGCCCAGAGTTCTAGCTCAGCTACAAAGTTGCTCCACCCGTCCGACATGAACATCGTCCGGGCGTCATCAAAGAACTTCTGGTCGTCCATTACTTAGCCTCCACCTTGGGTTGCCGAGCTGCTGGCTTCTTAGACTCAAGGGCAGCTACCCTATCCTCTAGTTCCTTCACCCGATCCATAAGCTGCTGGAGGTAGCCTGTAGTGGCTTCTACTAATTCGTCAAACTTCTTTTGGCTTACCATGCGATTGTCTCCTTGAGGTCGCTATACGTCAGTCTTCTTCTTGCACACCGCAGCGGCTGATACCACCCCGGTGATAGGACGAGCGACGACTGACATGGCCGCCCGTTCGCATTCTTGTTCCGATGTGTACGCCCTGCTCTTCATCACCGTCAGCTGTCCAGTGTCCAGCGTAAGGAGGAGCCACAGCGTCCACGTCATCATGATTTAAGCAGGTCGCATGACACGACCCACTGCTTTGGTATGACGATCTCTGCGTCGCCCTGTTCTATCTTTCCGTCTTCGTCTAACAGGAAGTGAGGGCAGATGACCAACCGCTCCGCGTCGTCTACGAGGATAACCCCGCAGCTCACGGCGATAGCCACCTCGATGTGCTTCAGCTCCTCAAGATCCCGCCAGCCTACGTTAGCGCCACCTTGGGCGTCTTTCCATACTACTCGATAGATGTCCACTATTGCAGCTCCGTTACTAGGACGTTCATGTCCTCTACTGTTATGTTGGCGTTCTTAGTTTACAACAAGCGCAAGATAGCCACTAACAGTAGCATTCACTGGAGTGTTGTTCGCGCTCGAGATTGCTTGAACACGGAAGTCGCTGTTCTTCGGTATGATAAGCGGAGGGTCGTATGCAATCTCACGGCTGGCTTCTGCGTTCGTTACGGTTATGCGGCCTGCCTTAGGCCGAAACACCTGATCGCCTTGGCGAGTCTCTAGGATGAAGTCCACCGCTGCGGAGCCTGAGCCCCGCGCTACCGACAGCGTAAGGCTGGTGACGAGGAAGTAGTCCGAAGAACTAATGCTAGTCGCTGCCTTGAACGACTGGTTAAAGCCATCTGGGACCGTGCAGTGAACCGTGGTCAGGTCGTTAGGTACGCCATTAGTAATCGCTGTGTCCCTGTACGCATACACTGCGCCATCAAGGTTAACGGAGCCGGTGTTGGCTAATCGGTTGCACCGCGCAAGCGGCGTATCGAGAACCACCTTGTTCCGTCCGTTGAGCGTAGCGGTCTGTACGGTGAACGCCAAGTTGCCAGAGCCGTCGATGGTGTGGCCCTCAACGGTGATCTCCTGCGTGTCCAGCGTACTCGACGAACTGATCGTGTCAATCGTGTTAGCCGTCTGGTACACTTCGAGGTTCGATGATCCCCACACTGTGTACTCGGTGCCGGACGTTGCGCACGTTCCGCGACCGAACTTGTTAAGCGACTTAGCTTTTGCAGCCACTGACACCTTGTCTCCGTATGTGGGCAAGACTTCCCGCTCTGCGTGAGACATGGCTGGGCTTAGGTTGTTTGGATCGTAGCTTGCCATATGTCCTCCGGTGACTACTGTTGTATGGCCCTCAGAGCCCTCAGAAAGGCCTAGGGGCAATTCTACGGCTAGCTCAGTACCATCGGATAGGGTGAAGATTAAATCGCCGTCAGCGGCGCTCTCGATGCCTACAACGCCTACCCCGTCCTCGCCGTCTTCTCCGGCTGGACCTTGCGGCCCCTGTGCGCCGTCGGAGCCTCGGGTTCCCTCTGGCCCTCTTGGACCTTGGGCACCGTCAGCTCCGCGCTCACCCGGTGGACCCTGAGGACCGACCGGGCCTTGCGGGCCTTCGCCTTTACTTACTTCAGAAACCCGCTCCTGTAGTTGGCGGAGTAGAGCCAGAATCGTTAGGTTGTCCACCCTGTCCTCCCATAGAAGTTAGTTGCTTTATAAGTTCTGCTTCAGCCTGCTGCTTGGACTGTAAGTCCTTAGACTGCTGGGCTGCTGCCTGCTGGTCGATCTGCTTCTCACGCAGCAACAGGTCGGCGATCTTCAGCTTCTGCTCGAAGCCTGCGTCCACCTGCCCGTCGTTGTCCTGATCGCTGTACTTCAGCGTCAGCTCCTGCGGATAGAGCTGTGCCTCTACGCCGTACTTCTGGGCGCGTGACTGGCTCTCTGCGGCCTGTGCTTGTAGCAACTGGATCTGACCTTGCGTGATAGCTTCCTGCATCTGCTGCTGCTTCTGAGCTGCCTCAGCTGCTGCTGGGTCAGGCTGGCTGCCCTGCTGGATAGCTGCGATCACTTCCTCTCTATTCGCTACGTTCATGTGGTCGATGATAGCGGCGAGGATGGGGCCGTGTGCAGGAGACTCAGGCCCAACCATCTGGAGGATCTGACTCAGCTGACTAACCTCGTACTCTCGTGCCATCGCACCCAGTGAGCTGAACGGCGTGAACGTGTAGTCCTGCACCGGATAGTTCTCTGGGTCAAACTGCATATAGCGAGTAGCTGTCTTCTTGATGAAGGGGATCAGGAAGTTCTCTTGGAAGTTAACCAAGGTTCGCTTCTGTCTCTTCATTATCGCACCCTGAGACATAGACTGTCCGGCTGCGGTTACGTCGTTCTGTACCATGCCTGCGTTGGCTTCAGCTGCGCCTGTCGCTTGGCTCACCATCTGCTGGAGCTGTGCGCCCTGCTGGAAGGTGACCCCGTTAAGCTGCCCGAAGTTGAAGGGCATCAGCGACTCGCTCGGTGCGCCGTTGGTCATAATCATCCGACCCGGCCTCACCTCTAGCTTGTGGCCTCGTGGGATACGTGTAGCATCCACGGCCAGCATTGGGTGTGTCGTCAGGGCCAAGGCGTCGACGCGAGCACGTAGCTCCGTGTCCAAAGCCTTCTGGCTCATGTAGCCCTTCTCGCAGACTCCACGGCCCCAGAAGATTCCGGGGATGATGTCCCACTGGAATGCAACCACTGGCCGGTCTTGACACATATACGGGTTGGCAATAGCCTTCAGCAACGTGCCTTCGTTACCGATGACGACCACAGCTTCGACGTAGTGTCCGTCTTCTGCGATCTCTTCCTCGTCCACGTCCGCGTCCAATAGCAAGGCGCGGGGCACTTTTCCGTAATACTTGGTGAGCCGTATGCGCTCTTCGGCCAAGGATGTAACACCCGGATCTGGCTCGATGTCCGTGTCAGCTGCTGCGTCTCCGACGAACTCATCTCTATATACTCCCGACTCCTGTAACTCCTCGACGATGTGACGTGATACATACTCGTCCACCGCACACCCTAGCGCCTCGTCCACTGAGGGGGCTGCTGGGTCGATTAGGAAGTTCTTAGGCTGTACTGGGTTCATCCGAACGATGGGCCGGTAGGACTCCATCACGCCCGTCTCGGCCATGCCTAGGTCACCCATAGGCTGCGTAGCTGGCTTGTAGGTCTTGATCTCGTCAAGCACTATCTCCGCCACACCCGTACCGTAGACCGCTGCGCTAATCAGAACCTCAGCCACTGACGTGCGTACACGCGCTAGCTTCAGGTCTTCGTGCAGCTTCTTGCGCAGGTAAACCATGTCGGTTGTTTCCTGATCGTTCACGTCGTCCTTCAGGTCGAATATCTTACCGCGCCCAAAGGTTGACTCCTCGATCTCGGCGACGTTGCTCTCAACCGCCTGTGCCAGTGCTGGGGCTATTAGCTTGCTCCGCTCTGACTTGCGCTCCGCGTCTTCGGCTGACCATTGGTTGCGGTAGAGCCTCATGTACTCTTCGTGCTTCTCCGCGTAGTTAGCTTCGTAATGGTCGCGCCAGTCGTTGCACTTGCCCATGACCCAGCCAACGAGGTCTTGACCGTAGCTGGACTCGTCGTCTTTGAAGATGTCGTCAATCCCACTCATCTATCTCGTCCTGTGTTAGTGGCCGTGGCGTTAAGCCCAGCGCGTTAATCTTTTGTTTGAACTCAGCGAAGGGTACAACCGTGCCGTCTAAGGCTACCACTGGTGTCGCCCGCTTACCGCTCAGCTCCTCCACCCTGTCCCACCCGGCTTTGCCCGGAGGCAGGGGGTGGTAGGTGAAGTCTAAGTCTAGTGATGTCAGGTGCTTAGCGACGCCCTTACAGGCACCGCACCAATCCATACCCCACACGTCAATCCTCATCAGTACCCCGCTATTGCGTCATCTGGTTCCCACTGGTCGTCCTCTTGGAACATCTGGTATGGCACAGTGGCCATCTGGTCGATGTACGCTAGAGCGTCCAGCAAGTCGTCGTGTACAAGCTGAGACGGGAAGGCAGCCGCTTCGTCAACGAAGGTGGCGTTCCATTTAGTATCCCGCTTCAGTCTTATCTTCTTGTGCTCGAACCGTCCTTGGAGTGCCCATAGGATTCGGTCCTGCTTCTTCTGGTTACCGTGGCTGAGCAGCTCGATTCTAAAGACGCGGTTAGTAGCCCGCATCACATCTTGCAACGGCGACATAACAGCCTGCTGAGCTAGACCCTTCTCGATCCCAACGCTCAACGGCTTGTACTTCTCCACCGCTCGGAAGATGCGCTGAGCTGTTTCATCCAGCGTCCACCTACCGTACTCAATCTTCTCCACCCACCAGACACCCTCTGCGTCTACGGCGACGATGGCCATAGCAGAGTTGTCCCTGCGTTTCGTCTTGTTCCCTCGGTCAGCCTCAAAGCCTGCCAAGTCCACCGCTATGTAGTAGTCGGCGTTAGTAGTGGTGTCGCTGTCATAGTACTCGAAGTCTTCTACAGCGAAGTACTCGCTTCCCTGCGCGTCAAAGCTTGCTTCGTATTCCTGACGGTAAGCCCAGCCGGGTAGCGTTTCTTTCGCGTGCTTGATCTCTTCCGGGTCTAGGAAAGGATTGTCCAGCGAGGTGAACGTCCATGCCCGCCAGTCGTCCCACTGTATGTCAGCGCCTACGTACATATCGTAGAAGGCGTTGCGTCCGTCAGGGGTACCGATGAACAGCGCCCCACCTTTCTTATCTGATAGGGCAGGACGTAGAATGGCTTCCCACACGTCCGCCTTCATAAACGCCATCTCATCCATCACCAGATACTTCAGGCTAACACCCCGCAGAGTGTCAGGTCTGTCAGCACCCTTCAGGTATATGGTGTTACCACCGGCTAGCGTTATGGTTAAGTTGTTGACGTTGCTCCCTTCTATTAGCTCACCGGCTAGTTCGAAGAGTTTATCCCATAAGATGTCGCGTGCCATGCCCTGTGTTGGTGCGACGTAGAAGACTTTACCTTCCTTGCCGTTCAAGGCGTTGACTATCAAGGCCACTGCTGACAAGTGGGTCTTACCCGTTCGTCGGCCAGCAGCCACTACT